CTGCCCATCACAATAGGCTCTTGCATGTCTGGATCTCGGAAGAAACCTACAACCCATGTGTCTTCGACAAGAAACGACGGAGTATTCCCAAGGCCACCCATACTAGGACTCGTCACAAGCATCATCACTGTTGCCCATGGGAGATCAGCTGTAGGTAATATGGTCTTGTTCTGTGTATGATATCCAACACATCTCACACGAACACGTGACACCTGCAAAGGGTCTTGGCGATCCTCGACAACACCTGTGAACCATGTGAATCCATCTTTTCCGTAGAAATTGCTTGACATCTATAAATTTTCCTGCCGATATTCCTCTTGTTTTAATGCACTAACTCTGTCATTCTTTCGTATCTTTGCGTATATCCCGTCTAGGTGCATCATAATCATACTAATTCTCGCTTCTACGTTTCTCAGTAGCAAATAAGCGTATAAAATCAACACTAATGTGCCTACGAGGAATATCGCACTCATCAGTTCTATGGTCATATTCCGTATCCTTTTGTACTTGTATCACATTGTCCACAGCATTCATCTGTACCACAATTCACGTGTTCTGTTTCTTTATTCATTGTATATTCTCCGTTTCAACACCCGATGTCATTCTTATGAAAGGGCATATGTTCTTCTATCCAGTCTTCTAACTCTCTAAACTTATGTCTTTTGACTTGTTGTTTTTTCTTCTTACTCTCTACTGTTCTTTTCTTATACTTAGGAGTTCGTAAGTCTTTGGCCATTGGATTTTTAGTCTGTGTACCCATCATCTTCCTCTATTATAACAGATTCCTTTGGATTTGTCAAGTCTTTTGTGTTGATATACAGATTTTCCCACTCAATACGTTCTCCACGTGCAGGATCGGTGGGAATTATCGCTTCCGTTTCTCTAATTCTTTCGCTATCCATTGTTTTGCTCTTCCATTTCGTATCGGTTGTGTGATTAACTGTCTTATCCGTTTCTGTGCCATGGCCATAATGTCCTCGTCTGGTCGATTGTTATCCACGATGACCAAATTGGAGACACCAAATAATCCTTGGAATTTACCAATGTTGCGTTGAACATCAGTCCACATGGATTTCACCATATCATCAGGTAGTGTTCTCGCACGTTTTCGATTTCTTTCTAGTGCGACTTCTAAACTGGTGTTCACAAAGATCATATAGGAATCGTATCCTATGGTGTCTAATTGTCGTTTGATTTTGTCGATTTTATTGAAATCTTTACCGGTCCCATCGAGGATCAGACCAAGGCGACCTGATATGTATAGACTTTGTTGTTTGTTCGTTAAATTCTTCGCACGGAGACGCAGGAGGTCACGTTCATCAGGATCAATCTTTGTTAAGTCTAGTGATTTACCTGCATCAGAGAGAACTTTCTCAAATGCCGTATCTGGATTGATCAGTTTCATGCCAAATCCACCAGTTGTTCGTCTGACAACATATGATTTACCAGATCCAGGGCCACCAGCAAGAAAAAAGGCCTTGAAGATACTTGGATCGTACACTCCCTCGGTGATGAGTCCTGTCATTACGTCTATTAGATTTTCTTTCATAAACAGTTCCTTTTCAGTTGTTGATATTTATTCTCTAGGTATTGGATGAATTTATACGCTTTCATACACAACGGACATGGATGTTCGTTTTGAATCCAACGATATCGATTTCTATGCGTCATTATGCGTTATTTTCCAATGTGTATGTATTCCGTTTTGTTGGTTTAATATAATGATTGGTAGGATTGACAGGAAAGGCATTTCTTAAACTGTCTTTGACACACTCAATGAGAGTTTCATGTCTTGTATCCACACCAGCGGTTGCAATATGTCGTAACTTTGTAATCACATATCGACCTGAGTATAATTCTGATTTATTAACAAACTCATCTGTATTTTCATTTGCATTATGAGGATAATTAAATCGAATAATCATACCTGGACGCAGTGACGTATTTCCATGCACAGTTAAATTGAGTACAATATTTTTCATCGATTGAATTTCTGAAATTCGTTTCTGTAATGATATTTCTCTCGGTTCATCTTTGTATGGATATGTTGGATTACCTGATGCATCATACTCATTGTGATGATCACCTGCCTTTGATGCGACATAAATCCTGGAAGAAGAATAATCAAACAATTTCTTATTGTCATCATCAACAAAACCAGAATAGGCAAGAAGATTATCTTGGTTTTTCTGTGGTTCAATGTGTGCTGTTTCAGTAAAATACGTATCATAACGAAAAATATCTTCATAATATCGTTTGTCTTGGATATCGTGCGTAATCAGTGTACTTGCATACATGCCAGAACGTGTATTTCTTGTATGATCATAAGAACGTTTTAATTCAAATGATTTTACACGTGTCATCTGTGTGTAAATATCATTCTCTGTTGTAGGAATATCATGGAAAACATAAGCTGTTTCTTTAGGTCGTCCTGGTGCATCATACATCAGACTGGTATGACTGCGAAAATGAAAAGTATTATGAAAATCTTCGTAAAAAAGATAACCAGCAGATTCAAATTTACTTGAAACAGATTTATCTGCCAAACGTTGAATTAAATCAACTGGTGTAATATTAGGTGATACCCATTTTTGATTGAATAGTGTGGGTTCTAAAATAATCTCTTTTCGTGTTTTTAAATCTTGACGGAGTATTGTATTGACCATATCTGAGTATGTGCCACGTAAAGGTGCGACACTTCGCACACGATTATTTCTTTTAAACTCTAAACTTGAAAATTCTAAGACGTAAGACTGTGATTTCTCAGATTGTCGTTCTACAAAGAATCTTGTAACACGCATTGGAAAATCTGTTGTGTCTATGTGATTGACTTTTTCTGTGGATGGTGTATAAAATTGAAATGTTAATGTTTCTTCACCCATCATAGGTAACTTATCTACAATATTTTTTGTATCTAAGAATTGAATATTACCTGTGACAAAGGGTGAGTAGATACTTGAAAACAGATTAAGTTTGGTGACCAAGTCCGTAATATCATAATCAATACCATCAGACGATATTAGACGAATGTCTTTTAATTTATATGCGCCTGGAAAGTCCAGTATCTCATCAGTGGCGTTTAACATAATTATCCTACTAGTGTGTTAAATTCATCAATAAATGGTTCTAATAAATTTCTATTGAGTAATTGTATTTTTCTTTTCTCGTCTTGCAGTCTTTCTTCATATTCTCTATTTGTAACGGTAGTCGCACCAGACTGTGAACTTGCAACTTGTAAAACTTTTCTTGTATCACCAGATGTTTGATAAATTTCATAATGATGTACTGCGTCAACATCATCTCCATATTTGTCAATGAGATAATCAGAGAACGCAGCTTCAGACATTGGCCATCCAGTGTAAATGTTTGTAATATTATTTGTCATCAATATCACCCAATGATAACTAGTTGATCCAAAGTGTTTAAACGCAGTAATCTCTGGTGTTTCACCTGATGGCACATCGTATCTGTCAAACATTGAAAACTGATCAAATGCAGTGTCACGCATTTTCACACGTGTTAATATATTTGTCACCAATTTGACATTTGAGTTGTCAATAGGATTCTTGTAGATGATATTTGGTAAAGATTTAAAATACATTAAAAGTTACCCTCTGCAATTGCCGTTTTATCTATCAAATCAATTTCTGTAAACTCTAATTTAATATTTGTTTTGACTGGTTGTGCGCCGTGTTTATATGTTGATGGTCTAAATGTTTTCCATTGTTCACCTTCACCATATGTAATTGTGCAATCTGTACAGACAACTTGTCCGATTCGATTCATAAATTCATTTTCTTTATCTCTATACATGTATTGTATTTGAAACTGTGATGGTAATTGATAGTTATAAGTACCCGTGGATGCACTTTTAATTTTTGGTCTTGAATGATATTTAAAAAGTGTGCATATTTTATCAACTGCTGTTGCTTCTCGTTCATTCTTTGGTAGAAAACTATACTCAAAAGAAAATGTTCGATAGTCGATACCTTCAAACAACATCTCTTGTCGATCAAGTGTAATCTCACCTGTTGATAGTGATCTTGCTTTTGTTTGTAATTTAGCAATCGCATCTTGTACAACATCAACACCAGCGCCAATAACACCACCGACACCATCAGCAGCACCTGCAACTAACTTTTCTAATAAACCAAAACTTTCTTGTTTGTAATTTGTTTTATAACTCACACTAATAGTGCTTGGCATATACAATGAAATAATATCTTTTGTTCTTTGATAACCATAACGTTCAAATGCACCTTGACGTAGTTTAGTTACTTTGTCATTATGTGTTGAGATAAAATCATTCTTAGATTTTTCTTTTGCAGTTAAACTTAAATCATCTGTTTCATATGTTGCGCCTGGAGGTCCACCAAGTGCGTTATTTGTAACTTTATTATCAACACGTGTTGTTGAATCAAAACGTGATAGTCCAGGTGTTGATGTAAGAATATGAAACACCATGTAGTGACCTTCTAAATTACCGTCTTCAACATTTAAGGGATATGATACGGTACCAAACTTAAATGGATTCTCTTTCATATGTGCGATAGATGATGTGTCAATCTCAGCAGGTGATTGATTTAATAAATTTTCTGCTTGTAATGTGAGATCAGGTTTTTCTTGTGATGAGAAAATACCACCACCAAAGATTGATGCCTTTGCACCAGCTAAACTCTTTAATTTGTTTGCAACTTTACTTGTGAATGCCATATAAGTATTTATATGACATATAGGAAAACATACAAAGGCAAGTATAGACCACGTGATCCAAAGAAGTATAAAGGTGATCCTGGGAACATTATTTATCGAAGTTTGTGGGAACGTAGGTTTATGATGTATTGTGATTCCAATCCTGCTATTATGGAATGGGGTAGTGAAGAGCTCATTATACCTTATATGTCACCCATTGACAACAAACTACATCGATACTTTCCAGATTTCTATCTCAAGTACAAAGACAAAGATGGTAATATACGCAAGTTAGTAGTAGAAGTCAAGCCTAAAAAGTATACCAAAGCACCATTACGCAACCCATCACGGAAAACGACCAAATGGAAGAATGAAGTTTTAGAGTATGTAAAGAACCAAGCAAAGTGGAAAAGTGCAAAAGAATGGTCGAAAAAACGTGGGATGGAGTTTACTATTCTCACAGAGGATTTCTTATCGCCATATAAATAGTAGTATGGCGGATATCTTTACAGACATACGAAAACAAGCAGGTGATAAAGAGAAATCGGTTGCATGGTATCGTAAAAAAATCAGAGAGTTAGGTAATAAAGTGTCAGCACGTAGATTGATTAATTCTGGTGCATTGGCAAGAAGACCATCAAACGGTAAACTGAATATGTTCTTCTATGACCCTAAACTTAAAAATGAATTACCATACTATGATCGATTTCCATTAGTACTGCCATTACAATCAGCACCAGGTGGTTTTCTTGGATTAAACTTTCACTATTTACCAATACCCCTACGTGTGCAATTATTAGAAGTGATTGATAAAAAGGGTGTCAACTCAGATTATTCAAGTCTAAAAAGAGTTAGACTGATCAAACCAACAATTAAACATTATTTGACAAATCAACTTCGTTCTGGTTTCTTACGAATTAGTGAAGAAGATTTTCTCGTTGCATCTCTATTGCCTGTACAAGACTTTAGAAAAGCATCAAGTGCAAGAGTATGGACAGATAGTAGAAGGATAGCAAGTTAATGAACAAACTAGGTGACCCAACGGATTACAGTTATCGTGTTAACAAAGTTTTAAAAGTTGTTGACGGTGATACAATCGATGTTATATTAGATATGGGATTTGATATCTTATATAAACAAAGAGTTAGACTATTTGGTATTGATACACCAGAAAGTCGTACAAGAGATTTAACAGAAAAGAAATATGGATTAATGTCCAAAGAGTTTTTAAAGAAACATTTAAAAGATGCATCACACATTGTGATTAAAACATATAAGGGTGATGAAAAGGGTAAGTTTGGAAGAATACTCGGTGATATATGGTGTGATGGTGTTAGTGTCAATAAACTCATGTGTAAAGTAGGACACGCTGTTGAGTACTATGGACAGAATAAAAAATTAGTAGAACAAGCACACATGAAAAATAGAAAGAAACTAGGATAATGGCAATCATACGAGGTGGTAAAAGAATAGGACCATTTGACATACGTGCAGGTGTGTCACGTGAAGATTTAAAAGGTGTTTATGATGTTGCAAAAGATCCTAGACTAGGAAAGAAAGCACAATCAGAAACTACAATAGGTCGTTTTCGATCAGCAATTGCACGTGGTGAAGGTATGGCAAGACCTAGTCGTTTTGCTATTGACTTACAATTACCACAAGGTGTTTCAACACTTGCATTAGAAAACACATTAAACGGAAGAAGATTATCACCACAATCAGCTGATTTAGCAACATTGTCAAATGATAACAAGTACATACGTTTAATGTGTAGTAATATTTCATTTCCTGGTCGTAACTTGTCAACAACGATTCGTAACACTCATGGTTTATCACAAGAAATTGTAGATGGTGTGACTTATGGTGAATTGACTGCAACGTTTTATTGTGATAAGTTTATGAGAGAGAAGCAATTATTTGAATATTGGCAAAAGACAGCATACAATCCAGTTTCATACAATATTAATTATTCAGATGAATACACTGCACCACTTAAAATCTACCAATTAGGTAGTTTTAGTTCACATGATGATAGAGATCGTGTGACCTATGCTGTTGAATGTTCAGAAGCATTTCCTAAAACAATTGATGCACAAGAATTATCGTATGAGGCTTCAAGTCAAGTACATAAAATTAGTATCACTTTCTCATTTAAGTTTTGGAGAAATCTTGTTACTGATAGTGGTGATCAATATGGATTATCATTTGCTGAAAAAACAACAGGTGTTGTATCTGGTGGTGATAGTGTAACAGGTCTATCTGCTGATATACTGAGAACAGTTAGAGATACAACAAATCAGGTATTCAATCAAATACCTGTAGGTAAGATATTTGGTGGAAAAGTATTTCCACCTTTTTAATAAAGGAGTGATTATAATATGCCGTTACCGAAACTAAAAACACCAACTTACACATTGACATTACCGTCTGTGGATAAGAAGGTAA